GAGCCAAAGCTCCTTCCTTTTGAGCAGCTCTATCTGCTATCACTGTTGTAGATTCAGTTTTAGCAATATCTAAATTGATTGTTACAATTTCGTCTGCATCTGCAAGAACTCTCTTATAGCTTGTATAGTATGTTCTATAGCTATTGTCGTATTGACTACCTAGCGATCCTTTTGCGTGACTCTCTAAAGGTTTCGCGAATTCATTTACAAACTTCTTACCTCTAAATACTCCCTTTAGATCCCCTCTAACAAACATAAAGTTTAATACGCTTGTGTTTAGATTAGCAGTATTTCCAATTGCAGCGTCAGATACATTATCCCATTGTATGCCTTCTTTTTTTGCTAAGTTGTTGAAGAATTTCTTTCCATCCCAAGCACCGATTTTGTTTTTTATAGCTTGTAGTTTACCTGTACCAAACTTCTCAGTTATTAGTTTTTGATATTCTTCTTTGATTATTCTTTTTAAATATGATTTGTTCATCATTGTTTTGTTCTCGTATAATAAATCCCACATTATGTCTTGTATCTTAGTGTTTGTAGCATTACCACCATTCTTTTCAATTGCTCGCCTTGCTTTTAAAGCGTTTTTCTTAAGAACCAAATGATATCCTTTTTTAGGTCCACCCATCTTCTTAATATATTGTGACGCTTGTATTTTTGAACCTACTGGTTTTGCGTTACCTCTTGGATCGATTACTACAAATTCTCTAGATTCAGTTAATTTACTTTCGTTTCTCCAATGCTTATTCTGTCTCATGTTTGCTTTTGTCAACAGCTTTCTCAGTTTTGACCAATTGGGTACTGTACCTTCAGTGTCTCCTGATTGTGAAATAGCGAACCAGTCCTTATCTTGCTGACGTCCTGCAACACGGCCACCTCCCCAAATGAAATACGTCCATTCTCCATCACTGCGTTTCTCCTTTTTTATCTCATCCCATGCGATTAAATTACCTTCTTTATCGCCTCCTTTATATTTTGATACGATTTTTATTGTTTTGTCATAATCGAAGTCTGGAAGAACTTTCCAAGCGTCGCCACCTTTATCGACACCTACTTTTATCATTACTTTTCTTAGGTCAGTTGATGCCGGTACAGTACCTTCAACAGTTCCATTCCTCCAGGAGGCGGTAATAACCTTCATGAATTTTTTCCCATTATCGAAAACGAATTTAAAATGCCCCTTATTAAGTTCACCTGTTTCAGAGAAATTTTCTATTTTGTCCCATTTGAAGGCTTTTGATATGGCTTTTATTGATTTATCATTATCGAATTTTGCTTCAGTTAATTTGCTTTTGTTTTCTTCTAAGCTCTCGTCCATTGCTAATTCTACGTTTTTGTCTAGGTCTAGCAATAATTCTTCCATGTGCTTTTCCCAATTAACTTTAGAATCTTGTAGTTGTATTGCTATTTTTTTATATTTTTCTACAGATTTTTCATCGCCCTTTGCTTTTGCATCTTTATATTTGTCTATATTAAGAAACATTGCTGTTGTTATTTTAGATATCATAGATACTGCTTGTGATACAGCTCGCTTGTCTACTTTTTGTGGCATTTGTTATACTCCTTATTTCTTAGTTAGATTTTTTACGTCTACAGCCATCCAGTCGCTTTCGTTACCAACTTGTTTAACTGCCTTTTTAATTGCTTCAACTGTATTTCTAGCTTTAACTGTAATTTTACCTGCTGCTTTGTAATCAACACCAGATACTTTACCTGGTCCAAATTCTACTTCCCAAGTTCCATGTCCTTCGTTGATAGTTCCTCTAAGCATTTTGTTTAGTGTTTTTGTTGATTCGTCGACACTTTTGTGTTTTTTGTCTATGATATTAAAGAATTCCTTTTTCTTTTCGTCGTCCAATTCTGCTGGAGAATCAACATCGAATTTAGCTAATACTTGTTTGAACAATAATTGGTATTTCGCTTGAGCCGGAGAAAGTTCGTCTGCATTTTCTAAATCGTCTGTAGTTTCGGGAGCTTCTTCTGTTTCAACCAATTCTCTTATTTCATAGTACTTACCAAGCTTACCACCTATATCTTCAAATACAGATTCCATTCTTTGTTGGAGTGTTCCTATTTCTTTAGCAGTTGCTTCGAATATCTTTACAGATTCACCAATTGCTTTGGTATCTCTTTTTACAGATACAACATCGAACCAATCGGCAGTTTCTTCGATAGCCATTTTACTAGCGTTTTCTGCTAGGGTTCTGATATTTTCAACCATATCTTTAATTTCGTTTGTTTTATATACGTGTTGTGTATATTCATTGAACTTTGCAACAGCTTCAAGAGTTTGTGTTTTCTCTTCTTCTGTCATTCTTTGTGGTCTATCGCTAGATTCGTTTAATCTATTTTTCCACTTTCTAATATCGAATTTTGACATTATTTATTTTCTCTTTGGTAAGCTGCATTTGCATGTTAAGTCGCAAAGCATTTGATTCATTATATTGTTTACTTTTTCATACTTGTCTAACGGTGTACGATTAACCGATTCATTCATTTTCGTTGGGTGCATAAATGCTCCGTGAGTAGATGGGTTGGAAACAAAATCCCAACATACTAATTCAAAATCAGATTCTACTGCAACTGTTCCTTCCTCTAGTTCTTTCACAGAACCTAAGCCCCTCGAACTAATACCTAATTTAATTCCTGCTTTAAGTAATTCTTTTAATATGTTTCCTGCAGGTGTACCTAATACTTCAACTTGTCCCATTACGTCGTTATCGTTCCACCATACTTTTCTAATATTGTGTGAAACATTTTGTAAATTAACAACCGATGATTCAGGATGGTCTAATTCTCCAAGAGCTCTATTTTCTGCTATCTGAACCTTAGCGTAGTTTGCCACTTCTCTTTCTAAAATATCTTTTGGATATATTCTACCATTTTGATTTTTGGCATTTGCTCTTTGTAATACGCCTGTAACAATAACTCTGCCGTTATTGGATTGTTCTGACTCCAGTATCATTTTCGGTGATACTTCAAACATATTATAATCTATTAATAACGATTTACTCATTTAGAAGCTCCTTAGTTTTTCTGCTAATCTCATCATCTTCTGTTCTATTTTTACAAGATTTCTCTTTGTAGATTCCCAATACTTGGATTCGTCGATATCAGATTCGTTTTTTAATTTTATATTTTGATCGATTATTCTTTCTATTCTAAATAACTTCCCGTTGACTTCTCTTATGCTTTTGTTCACCTTTTGTCTTTGCGATAACGATTCGTCTGTTTTATATTCTTTATAGTTTGCTTCACCTAAAAACATTTGTTTCGATAGTGATTTAAACATAGATTCTTTTTTTAATTTCTTATACCCAGAATTATCTGCATTACCATTGGCATCTTCTTTGCCATCTTTACTGAATGCATTTTTTGTATTGTAAGCTTCTCCACCTCCGGTAATGTTATTTTCGTCTATTTCTTCTTCTGAAATTTTCTTAAACTTTGATTCAAATAATTTGTTTAATTTTTTATTTAACGACATTTTTTACCTCCTTTATTAAATCGTAAGTTCTCATTAAAGATATAATGTATTTATCTTTGATATTATTTTCTAAGTTTATATTACTTATTTGAGTACTTACTTCTTGTAATTTTATTTTAACTATCGGATCGGCAATCTTTTTTGACAACTTATTTAATACAACAGTTGATTTTGAGATTTCGGACGAAAGATAATCTTTTAGTTTTGTAGTATTAGAAATATTATTAATATATTCCTTAAGAAGATTTCTTTGCTTAACACCTAGATTATCTCCCCATTTTTCATTAAATTTTTCTATTAGTATTTTATAAGAAAGTAATCTAATATCTTTATCTTGTTCTTGATATATAGAATGGGATTCTTTTAATTGCTTTTTCTTTCCAGTAATTCCTTCTACTATGTTATATCTAAATTTAATAAGTTTTGATGGAGTCGATCCTTCCAACAACATAAATATAGAAGCGTTCGAAGTATAATTGTTGATTCTTTGAGAAAAGAAACTCTCTAGATTATATCGCTTCTTTATTTCTTTTATTAAATTATATTTTTGTTTTTTAATAGTCGATTTACTTAACTTAGTATGTTCTTTTAACACAGCGTCGATAAACGCATTTGCCTTAGACTCTGATTTAAATTTTTGATTTTGAAGTGTTTGATACAATCCTAATTCTTTTTTTAGTGAAGTATTTTTTTGAAAGAACTCTCTCAACACGTCTACGGCCGGAGAGTTATCCATACCACTTAATGTATCGCTGGTTACTTGTCTTACTAGTAATTCAAATAATATTCCTGTGTTCTTATATTTAGAATGTTTTGTCATCTTTCTTTATCGTCTATTTATTATATAAATATAAATAAGTTATACTATTACTTATCATCAATTATATTATTTTCGTTTAGCAAAGAACTTTCTTTTGGTACTCTTTGATTAAACATTGATTTAATTGTTTGTATTCTTTCGTTCCTCGACATTCCTCCAACTGCTTTTCTTTCTTTTTTGCCTGTTGGATCTGGGATATTACTTTCTGATTTTTTTTCTTCACCTTTTTCTTCTTCACCGTCAGCATGTTCTCCATCACCTGAATAATCTGCATTATCTTCGCTGCCCCAGAAATCAGTAGCTGATGGAGTATTCTTTTCTGGATTTAAAGTAGCCAATGTATGTGGAGTACCAAGGGCTTCACCTGAATCTTTAGGATCGTTTCCTTCGATACCAATTTGAGCTCTTCTAAATTTCTCCTTAGTATCTAATACGACTCTTGCTTTTTCTTTTTTCATATCGTCTTCGTTAAGTTTAAATACATTTTCATATATCCAATCTTCGGACATCATTTCCAAATCTTTCATTGAAGAAGCTAATGTGATTTTTGTGTCCCACAATTCCATTTTCTCTTGTTCTGCAATTGTTGATGCCGGAGATAATTCAAGTTCAAAGTCTAGCATATCTTGGTCTTCGAATCCTTGAGAGTATAAGTGTACCATTGCTATCTTTGTTAATTCAGAAACGAAGATTCTTTGTATTCTTTCTATTGTTCTTGCAAATCTAATGTCTTGTGCAGCTAATGTGGATTTTGCATTTAAGTCATCTTCATAACCCATAAACGCTTTAGGTATTTTTAATGCTGCAAACATTCTATTCTTTAAGTATTCTACATCATCGATACCTCCAAAGTCCATTCCACTTAAAGAATCTATTTCTGTACCAGATTGTCCACCACGAACAGGAAGATAAACGTCTTCCATCATGTTTTGCATATTAAATTTAAGATTATAATTACCAGTATTCGGGTCGATATATGGAGTCTTTTTCATTGACTGCATTACCCTTTGCATATAAGCATCTACCTCGTTCGGTGGAATATTACCTATATCTATTTTGTATATACGTTTTTCAGGAGCTCTCATAATTCTATGAATCATCATCGCATCTTCCATAAGAGTTAATTGTTTCCAAGTTTTTCTTGCAGGTTCTACCATTGATTTACCATAAGGCAAGAAGTTCATATCATTAAGTAATCTAAAGTGAGCAACTTCATAGTTTTGATATGTACTATTGTTTTTCATACCAACGGAAGATTGACCACCCATAGACATATCGTGAACAAACTTAACTAATTCTGGATTTTGAGGGTCTAACCCTTCTTCTCTAAACATTTCATAAGACGAAAGTGGAGTAACGTTTGTAATACCTACTTTTTCTGTAATATCTAGTTTAAGATACATATCTCCATATTTACACATATTACGAACCCACGGCCATGCGTTGAATTCAATATTTAATATGTCATAAAATAAATTTTGTAATACCTTTTCAATTTCTTCATTATCCGAAGAAATCTTTAATACGTCTCCTAACTCGTTTTTCAACGTAGATTCGTCGGCATATATGTCAAGTGCTGCAGATATAATTGAATCTTCGTCCATGATTTCATAGTCGGTATACAATTGAACTCTCATTGTATGAAAATTCGTTTGTTGATTATATCCTGTGTTTTGAGTTGATTGATATAACCTAGAATATCTGTCTATCAATCTGTTGGTTGCTAACTTTGTGTTTGCTTGTACTTTGTTTATGTCTGCTACTTTTAATCCTTCTTCCGATCTCCTAACTATTGTTCCGCTAGAAAATAGCGTTTGTAATCTTCCAAAAAATGTTTTTGATGATGCCATTTAATTTCTCTTTTATAATAACCAGGTGAGATCTTCTTGCTCACCATTTCCAATATCCTGTTTCCACGGATTGTCTTCGTATACTTGTTTTCCGTTATACGCAGCAGCATTAGTATTCGCTGTGCCCATAGTACCAAGTGCTCTTTTATCTAATGCTAGACCTGCACTGTGTAACTTCAGTGCCGTGTCTCTGACATATAGACCAATTGATAAAGACATAATTAAATCGTCGTTATATCCGTTTTGATGGTCTGCTCTATTTCCCTTCCATATCCAAACGAACATTTCTTCGATCAATCTTTTCGATCTTACGATACATGCCTTTTCTCTAGTATAAGTATCTAGTTTTGCTACCAAAAGTGGTCTGGTTCTAGCGGAGGTCGTAAAACCTGGAGTCGCTTTATCTTTGCCTTGTACATCATAACCTTTACCTAAATGTACTTCAGGGTCTATTACGCCGTCGTGTCTATATGTATAATATAGATTTCTATAGTATCTATCTATTACTTGTTGTAGAACCGCCCAACCTATATTCGCATTCTCAATTACCAGTAAAGCTTCGTTATATTCTGTTGCTAAATTTACCAATAGATTTCCATATTCTTTTGTGTGAATATGACCTTTGAATTCTGCGATTTGTTCCATAGTATCGACTTCGATTACATGACAGGCCGAATAATCTTTACCATCACCTCTCGCAACATCGGCAGAAACTATATATCTTTTTCCTTCTTCGGGATATTTCCATATCCATAATTCTTTTTTAGCTCCTCGTTGTTCTATAGGTTCTTTGACTGTATTATCTGCCATCCACTGAATAAGCTCA